GGGGGAGGGGGGGTGCACCAATAAATCTATCGTCTATATATAAATACAATGAAACAACTCAAACAATGGCAAATAGAAACAGATAAACTAGCTGATTACTTTATAGAAAGGTATTTTGGAAAGAATATCGAGCGATATTGGATTGCAGATGAAATTGGTGGCGTTCTTTCTGTTGCTGATTACTTCTTTGGTGTATCTGACATCGTAGAATTTTTAAGATATCACTATTCAAAAGATAAGATGTTCGAGTATTATGATTATAATCTTAGTTGCTTAGAGAAAGGAATCGAGAACAAATACAACATTAAAAGCTATCGACATTTTCAATAAAAACAAAACCGCTTCATAGCGGTAATGTGTTTAATTCAAATGAAGTGCCTCGTATAAAGCCGGTAGGCTGGGCATAAGCGCCGATCAACGGGTCATACATAAGTAAAGCATTTAATTATACATAATGCAAGTAATGTGTTATTAGCTATCCCTTTACCTATTCCTAGGAGGTGGTATAATAAATCCATTACAGGATAATTTTAACAATAATATGCTTCTAAGATGTATCGGTTGCAAAAATGATTTTGAATTAACGGACAGCGAAGTCGAATTTTATACCACAAGAAAGGCTGACGACGGCTCACAGATGAAGATACCAAAAAGGTGCGAGACTTGCAGGAGGATCAAGAAGCAACAAAAAAATGAGAAACATTTTAATACGGATTCTTACCAAGCTCCTCCAGCATCTTACCAAGACCGATACTCTAACTACGGAAGATATAACGAGCGATACTAAAGTGGTTTTCTGCAAGCCTTTCACAGAGGAAGACGTTTACAACAAGTCAGATGATATAGATTCTTTTATAAATAAAATACAACAAATAAATGGCAACAGAAATCAAGTTTAATCCTATAGAGAAAATGATGGTTGGAGTGAATACGTGTTGCGATGCCGCAGGCGCTACCCTCGGCCCGCGCGGAAGAAATGTCTTCATTGACGACCAAGTAGTCCCAAAGATTACGAATGACGGCCACACTATCGTTTCAAAGATAATATTGAACGACAAGCTGGAGAACATGGGCGCGAAGATAGTCCAGTCTTCGTGCGCTCGAACGGTAGACGAGGCGGGAGACGGAACGACCACGACAGCCGTTCTTCTCCAGTCCATCCTCAAAGAATGCCTCAAGCGTCCAGAGAATCCTATGGTGATAAGGAAGTCTTTGTTGGACGCGATGCCTAAAATCGTAGGCGAGATAAAGAAGCACTCAAAGAAAATCGACAAGAAAGACATCAAAAAAGTGGCTCTTATCTCTTCCGAAGACGAAGTGCTGGCCACGGCCATCACAGAGATACTCCAAAAGGTAGGCTCTGATGCCGTCATAACCATCGAGGACTCTATCGACAACACAACTTCATACTCCACTACGAACGGCTACGAGCTGTATTCAGGATTCTTCGACCCGCGCTTCATAAACAAAGAAGGCAAAGCTCAATGCGTCATGGAGAATGTCGTCGTCGTTGTATGTGAGAAGAAGATTTCCGCTATGGTAGACCTCATGGCTATCCTGACCAAGTGCCAAGAATCGGGAATATCAGAATGTGTCTTTGTGGTAGAGGACATCGACAGCGCGGTTTTAGGCCAGCTTATCGTGAACAAGATGATGGGAAGGTTCTCATCGGTAGTAATTCGAGCCGCTGGCGACGCTTTGAAAGACGTCGAGGCTTGCGTCGGAGCAATCCGCATATCAGATTCAACAGGAGTTTCATTCCAAACGTTCTCCGCTCAACACTTCGGACGTTGCAAGAGAGTGACCGCAAACCATCAAAAGACCCTGTTCATCCCAGAGGATAACAAGAAATCAAAAGCCTATGCAGGCATGCTTAAAGAAACCGCCGCAGAGGAAAGAAACCAATTCGTCCGTGATAGGATACTTCGCAGGGCTTCACAGATGACGGGGGGCGTTGCTGTGTTAAAGATAGGCTCCCCTGACTTCAACAGAGAATACCTCAAAGACAAGGCAGACGACGCTATAAAGGCTTGCAAGTCTGCACTTGAGGAAGGTATCGTCGAGGGCGGTGGAATGTGCCTATATCGCATTGGAGAGGCTCTGAGACCCACTACAATCGGCTTGGAGATACTTAAAAAGTCTCTCTCAGCACCTTTGAGGCGTATCATCGAGAACGCAGGGCAAGACTACGCTTCCGTAGTAAAGGGAATGGAAGAGGGGATGGGATACGATGCCAAAGAAGGGACATACAAACCTTTGGTCGATGCAGGCATCATAGACCCAGCGAAGGTGGAGAGAGTCTCCGTGATCAACGCCATTAGCAATGTTTCTAATCTTATAACAAGCCATGCCGCAATCTACGAATACATCGAGCCAAAAAACAGCAACGCCTAAAGTCAAGACATTCGAGGCTTTCATCGGGCCAAAGATAAAAGTCCAAACAGACGTTAAGAGCAAAACAAGAGTGATAAACTTCCCGTTCGACTTTCCAAACGACGATAAAGGAGTGATAATAATCTGCAGACTGACGGACGAGGATTGGATACCGAGCAAAGACATTATTTCAATAAATATAAATTTCAAATGAAGAAAAAACATCCAACACCATTAGGCGCACGACTTCTCATCCAAACCGATAAGGTGAAGATAGGGAACTTCGAGGTCAATACTCCTACAGCAAGAGAAACTGCAACCGTCATAGCAGTAGGCGAAGGCTGGGATATGACGCAGGAAGCGGTAAAGGTCGGAGACAGGATACATGTCAAGTCTTTTGCTTTTGATGTCATTGTAGATGGTGACGAAACATATAATTATGTATGGCAACAAAGTGGTGCTGTATGTGGAATTATAAAATGAAAGAGTGCGATAACATTTCAGCCTGTCACGACCCTATTACGATAGGAGAAGATTCTAGTGCAATGAGAGTGTATTGCAAGAATTGTAAACACCAATATGTCATACGAAAAGATTGGCGTGGCATTCCAGTGAACAGAGACTATATAAAGATATTCAAGCGCGATGTGCTTCAAGGTAATGATAACCTGTTCTATAAATATTATCCTCAACACTTGAAACGATAAATAGTTTATTGTAAAATACTTACATGGAAGAACTCGCTGATAATCAAGGAAATAGCAGGGAAAATAGTTTGAATGCTATTAGACCTTTTATGTGGAAAATAAGTGAAATAAAACCATTTACTTACTAAACCAATAACACATGCTAGCAAGACTGATGATATTTGTTTAGACCTATTCCTCGGCTCTGGCTCTACTCTAATAGCATGTGAAAAGACAGGAAGGATATGTTACGGAATGGAGCTAGATTGTCGCTACGTAGATGTAATAGTACAAAGATATGTAGATTACACAGGTAATACACAAGTTAAAAAGAATGGTATAATAGAAACATGGACAAAGACTCAAAAGACTCAGTAAAAAGTGATAAACATCTGTTTCAAAAGGGATTTGACCCTAGAAGGAATACAGAAGGCAGACCAGTAGGTTCAAGAGACTTTGCAACTGACTTTGATGAAGTAGTAGAAGAGATAGCAGCAGAGGATGGTATAACCAAATCTCAAGCTAGAAAGCATTTACTCAAAGTAGCTTATAAGAACGCAAAGGAAGGCAACTACTCATTTTACAAGGATATACACGATAGGATTTACGGACAACCTAAATCACACACAGACATCACTACTCAAGGAGAAAAGATAACAACTCCTCTCACTGACCAAGCCGTAGCAATGGCGACTGAATTCACACGTCAAAATCTTCTCAATGCCAAACCAGACAAAACAGAAACCCCTAAATGAGATAGACATTACATTCTTCTTAGAGGGATTAAAGAACGACCAAGGACAGCCGCTTGATTTCTATGACCATCCTTTTCTCATAGACATCTACAGGGACTTCACACCGGAGCTTTGTTGCCTCAAGGCCGCACAGGTAGGATTTTCAACGATGGCCAACATAAAAGCCTTTTGGGTGGCGAAGAATAAGAAACTGGACATAATCTATTCTCTTCCTGCTGCTTCAGACATACATGAGTTCGTAGCAGGAAAGACCAATCGTCTCATATCCAACAATCCCGTATTCCAACAATGGACTGCTGACAAGGATTCAATCGAGCAGAAGCGCGTAGGCGATAGCGTTATATATTATCGCGGCACATGGACTGACAGAGCGGCTTTGATGATACCAGCCGACCTTTACATAGCCGATGAGGTAGACCGAAGCAAGCAAGAGGTAGTCATGCAATACTCTACCCGTCTACAGCACTCTGATTACAAGTGGCGATGGTATTTCTCCAATCCATCGACGCCTGGATACGGAGTGGATGTCATGTGGCAGAAGTCAGACCAAAAGCATTATTTCTATCAGTGCGATTGCGGTCATTGGCAGTATTTGACGATGGATAATATCATGGGCGACAAGCCATATTTTGGTTGTGTCAAGTGCAAGAGAGAATTAAGCAGACGTTACAATCACGGCAACGCCAAATGGGTAGCACGCTTCCAAGGTAGGCCTGTATCAGGCTATTGGATATCACTGCTCATGAATCCTAAAGTAAGCGCACAGGAGATATTGAACAAGAAGAAAGAATACACTGACGCACAGTTCGCTAATTACGTTCTAGGACAGCCTTATCTCTCCAAAGGCTCTAAACTGCTCGCTACGCAATTCTTTGCCAACTTGACCAGCAGGGCAAACCCCATGGATTCACGGCCTATCATCGGCGTGGACACAGGCAACGCCATCAACTATGTCGTGGGCAATAAGAGCGGATTATTCTACTATGGCAAGAGCAACGGATACGCAGAGGTCAGAGCCTTGATGAAGAAGTGGCCTAACGCGATTATGCTAATAGACAACGGCGGAGACATATCTGGCCCGAAAGCCCTCAAGGAAGATTTCCCTAACCGTGTCTACACATGCTTCCTTCGCAACGACAGAAAGAACGATGAGCTGGTTAAATGGAATGAGGAAGACCAGAGCGTGAACATCGACCGCAACAAGCTCTTACAGCTCTGCGTGGATGAACTATCGGAAAGACGTGTACCCATCTATGGATCAAAGGACGACTGGTGGGACTTTTGGATTGAATGGGATAGGATGCGTCGAGTGGAGGAGATTAACGATGCCGGAGACAAGAGATACCAATGGGAGAAGACTCCAGGACAGCGTTCAGATTGGCCTTTCTCTATGATATTCTGGAGAGTAGGCATGGGCTACTTCATGGACGACAAAGTTAGCTTCGTAGACCCTAAAGGAAACGACGAATGGGCGCAGAGAGGAATGGAAGTGGATGACAACAACCTTACTCATTTTAACCCGAGGGTTGTCTTTTAATAATATGAAACCATACTCAAATATCTTAATATCTATCCCCACCCGTTCATCAATCAAGATAGGATTGCTTCCTGCTCTCTTCGACTGGAAAGACAAAGGCGCTTCTATCGCTATCGAGACCGCTATCCTCATCGACAACGCCCGCAACAAATCAGTGCAAACATTCCTGTCATCCAACAAGGAGTATCTGCTGTTCGTAGATTCAGACATCGAGCCAGACATAAACGCTCTACAGACCTTGCTAGACCACGACAAAGACATAATCACAGCAACGCATAATCTGGTCTATGGATATGACAAAGGACATCCTATGATAGCTTCGGGATGTTGCACGACTCTCACTATCAAAGAAGACGAGAGCTTTGAAAGGATAATGACTAGGGATAACACAGGTTTGCAAAAGGTTGAAGGTGCGGCTACTTCATTCATGCTCATCAAGCGTAAAGTATTCGATAATTGGAATTGTCCATGGTTCAAGATTGCATGGAACTCTACCTATACCGACTTTCTAGGCGAGGACTATTGGTTCTGCGTTGAAGCCAGGAAGCGTGGATTTGAAGTATGGACTGACACTGATTTGCTAGTGAAGCATGTTAAGGAAGTAGTGTTGTAATCCCAATATCTCTTTGCTTTCAATGGTAGTAATATATAGCCATTAACAGCTAATACAATTTTAAATATGTACGGCGACACAAAAAACAAGAAAGACAGAGTGGGAAAGAAAGGCATCGTTTCAAAGATTGCGGAGAAGATGAAGTCAAAGAAGATAGACAAGCCTGCAAAAGGCTCTGATTTGAAATCTCCTCGCACTGATAAGGCTGCTTACTAATCTATGGCATTAAACTCTGCAAGTCCAAGTGGAGCTGGTATCTGGAAGGCGATCACGGGCGCCCTTGACGTCTTTTCCAATATCAACAAAGCCCGTGGAGTTTCCGAAGACCCCAATCCTTTAGCAGAGGATGAGTTTTCATCTACCCTTTCCGACAAGAAGATTATAGAGCTTACTCAAGGATGGAAAGACGGATATGGAAAGTACTATGGAGACATAGAACCCTCTCAGACATTGGCGTTTGAATACTGGATAGGCAGACACAAGGCCGATGACGAGGGCTTTCAAGGCTATTCGCTTGTCATCAACAAGATATTCAAGGCTGTCGAGACTTTCATCCCTATCGCTACTCGTGCAAACCCAGACCCGCTTGTCTCATCAGACCCGTCTGACATAGGCGAGCAGCTTTCACATTCCGTTAAGTCCGCTCTCGTCCATGAAGCCGAC